CGATATTCAGGCAATACAAAGAATCCTATATCACTTACTCTTTTACGATTACTAAAGAAATACTCATGGGCTAGACCTGATATAAACCCGACAATCTTGTCATTCTCTATTGCTATAAATCCGACTGCATTAGGATTCTTAAATAAATGTAGAATCTTGTGCTTTTCTGGTATTGCATAAGAAAACTCTGCCTCGGCTACCATCTTGGTAACCAGTTCAAAAAACTCCTCTAAACGATGTAGTGTTAGTTTTTCTACTATCAGAAGAAACCTGCTCCAAGTAAACCGCCACCTAATGCACCTAACGCTGGTGCAGCGTATTGATTACCAAAGAAACCAGAAACGCCAGGAATCTGTCCTAACGCATAACCTCCTAGACCGCCTGCTATTGCACCGCCAAGAACACCTGCACTACGATTTTGGTAGGTAGGTGCATCTGTGGTTCTTGTGCCATAACTTCCTAATGGAGTGCCATAGACCGATGACAAATAGCCTTGGAGTTGCTGATAGGGCAACTGTTGTCCGAACTGATAACGAGCCAATTGCTCTTGTAGAGGTTGTGCAGCGATTGCCTCTTGTTGCGCGCCAACTTGAGCCAATGTCTGAGAAGGTAGGAATTGTTGACCATAAAAACTAGGTGCTGCACCAGCCAACTGAGCTTGGGCTAATTGAGCCTGTTGTTGCATTGCTCTTTCTTGTTGATACTGTGATCCTGCAATATTGGATGTAATATCCCCTAGAGACCGCCCATAAGCCTCTGTAGCAGTTCCCAAAGCTCTTTCCATACTACCACTACCCAATCGACCAGAACGGCTGTAAAGGCTCGATATGCCTGGCAATACTGCTTGGCTAAACTGTTGGGTTAGTGGGCGAGTCGCTGCCTCCATCATCGCTTGTTGATAAGGATTGGCATTTAAGAATCCACCGGCAGCAGTTTGACCCACTTGACCCAAAGATGTTTGATAAGCCTGTTGAGCCTGTTGTAGAACTGGAGACTGTTGACGAGCCAATGCCTCTTGCTGTGCAATAGCCTCAGTCGTAGCAGCAGATGGGCTTACATAGGTCTGACCAGGAAAGAACTCAGGTTGTTGTCCTGTTAAGAATAGACTCTGCGCCCTCTCTAAACCTTGGGTAAGGTATGGGAGTAACGCTGGATCTACTGACGATGTGCTTGTGGTTGTTGCCATAGTTTTATCCTACGATGATGTATTTGTAAGTTTTGTTTGCTGTGTTATTAGAAAAATGCGTAAGTGTTGCACTTCCATTTGTTTGCGAACTGATATAAATATCATATGCTGCATTTGTATTTACATATTGCATTGTTGCTATTACGGATGGTGTTGCAGGTCTTGTTGGGCTAGATTGTGCTGCTGTTTGTTCTAATGAAACCCCTGTATTTTCTGTTCTCCATACAATTTCTACATAATCATTTGCTGCAAGTTCTACAAAGTAATTCATAGCTGCAATAACATGACCAAAAATACTTGCACTTTTTCTTGCTGGCACAGTAAACATACTGTTTGATCCTGTAATATTAGTGCCATTTTTTCTAAACCAAATATCTACATCATGCTGTGCATTATCTGTATTTTCTAACTGAACGCTAAATTGCACATTGTAAATACCTGCATTTCTAACATTCATCCTAGAACTATTAGATAAATAAACACCATTAGAAAAATCTGTAGTGTTAAATGTCATTGGATACGCAGTAGTAGTGCTTGCTGCTGTTTGGTCTGTAGAGTCTTGGAAAGCTCCATAAGGAACTTGGTTTACAAGACTATTAGCAGAACTTGGTGCTAACAATATAACTGAATCTATACCAATTCGAGCATCTGTAATCGTGGTAGTTGTTACATTTCCTGTCGCTAGAGTTACAGACCCTGTATTGTTTGTCTTACCATTCATAATCCCATTGACTACCTCGGCTACTCCACGAGGATCGCTACCAAATGGGGGTAATGCTCTAAACATTATCTAGTTCCTAGAGGGCTTAAATCTATGTCCATTCCTACTGCTGATGTCCAACTACCTGTAGGAGTTAATTGTAGACGATGATAGCGACCAACACCACGCACAGACACTCTATTTTCGGCATCTGCTGCTGTTTGTGATCCAAATACTGTGGACTCTGTTAAAAGCCTGCGAGATAGCAAAGCCACGCTACCAGATCCACCCTCAACAGTAGGTTTTACTAATGTAATAGATGAGGTAGATCCTGGCACTTCTATATCGCCTGTTTCTATGTAAGCTGTAGCGTTAGCACCTGAAAAGGTAACAATCTTTGCGCCATCTACACCGGCTAACTGTAGTCTGCCACCAAGCCAAAGTCGGCTATCAAAGGTGGTCAAAATGGTGTCTAGGTTTCCATAGACATCCATGCCTTCTAAAGTAACGGCAGGAGTAGATGTAGATGCAATTCTGTCTACAGTAGTTGTTCCGCTAGTCCAACGCTGAGTCTGATAATTGTAGATTAAAAGACTATCTGCAGTAGCGGAACTATTAGAGGCATATGCCCAAATAATTAACTTCTTTGTTGGGTCTACCGCAGCAGACATAAGGTATAAAGTACCTTCATCTACATTGTCAAAAAAGAACCTGTTTACTTTTTCGTTACCAATTGGAACTACATTTTGTCCATCGCAGGCATAAAAACCATCATCGCCTAAGAAGAATGTAGTACCGCCATACTGTATAACTGAGTTTGCCTCATAGCACCCTAAGTTTCTACTAATATTGTCAAACTGAAATATAAGTGGACTACCAACATATACCATACGATGAATAGAACGATCCATTAATATTAAACCAAACTCACCACCTGTAACACCGACTACAGATCCACCATCGGGAATATCTTGGAAGTCTGCTTGGGTTGTTGCTGATGCTGTCCAAGAGGACTCATCTCCCAATGCTGACCATTGCACTCTGTTTGGATAACTAGATTGATAACCAGATACTACAAAGTCTCGCACTACTGTTACATATCTTGCTTCTGGTGCATCTGCTGCTAGGTTTGCAAATAAAGAAGAACTATTTAAGTTAAATCCCTGTAATTTATCAAAGCCATTAGCTGCAACAATTACATTACCAAATTGCGTAAATCTAAAACGCTGATCGGTAGGAGTTGTATAGTTTCCTGATTTGGACACATTGTTTAAATTTAATGTTCCAGAATCTAACTTAAATAACTTTGTAGAGCCACCAGCAAATACACTAGTAGCTCCTGCTGTTGTTTTGCCTGCAACAACATTGTTTAGGTTCTCAGATGCTGAGTTCGAGTAATTTACTACTGTAGGCAATGCACCATACCCAACGAGTTTAGAGTAAACATTCTCTGCTCGTCTTAGACCATTAGTAATGCCTGGCTGATCTGGAGTCCACTCCCCGAAATTTATTCTACTTATTGCCATTGTGAGTTTCCGCTAGATATATTTGACCAAGTTGTCGTTGTAGCTGTAATAGCTGTCCAAGACTCTGAGCCTGCTGTCTCTGCTGTCCATGTTGTAGTGCTTGCTGATATACCTGTCCAAGCCTCTGATCCTGCTGTCTCGTCTGTCCAATTATCGCCTAATACATTACCACTTGCGACTGCTGTGGCATTTGCTGTAATAACTGCATTAGCAGAATAAACTGCTTGTGCTTGTGCATCTACATAAGCATTAGCAATAATTATTGCTTCGCCAGAATACTGAACACCACCAAGTCCTGTTACTGTTGCTGTGCCTGTTATTTCTGCTGTAGATGTTCTAAGCCTAATAGCCTCAGATTCCACAGAAGCATTGCCTGTAATTGTTGCATCACCTGTTCTGACTCGAATACCTGTGCTTGCCACGCTTGCTTCTGCATTGATAACAGCAGCTCCCACCAATATTGCGCTTCCTGTTGCATTAACTGTTGCTGTTCCATTTATTATTCCTTCGCCTACCAATACTCTTACAGCTTCTGCTGTTACTGAGGCATTGGCTGTTATGTCTGCCGATGATGTACGGATAGCAGATCCACTAGCGACTACTGTTGCATCTGCGCTTATGTCTGCACTAGCATTTCTTGTTCTTTGTCCTGCTGCAACAACAGAAGCATCTGCTGTAACAAGTGCCTCACCTGTGCGTTGGCGAACTCCATCCGCACTTACTGTTGCGTTTGCTGTAATAGATGCAGATGGGAACTTAACACACAGAGTAGTCCATACAGGATCATCAAAAGAGATATTTAGTTGATCTAGATTCCCAAGGGAATCCATGTCCTCTAATCTCCAATTACCGCATACTTCGTCTGTTTCCCAAGTATGATCGAATGAGTATGGTACTTGCTCTAAAGTCCCGAACTGATCTAACTGTTCGAGAGTTAATGCCATTA